AACCGAGCTTAACAACTCGGATCTTATGACCGTACGAGCGGTCATAGTAGTAGAGCCCGGGAGCAAATCTCGGGCCGTCACTGCACCATCATTCTGGCATGGTGCAATACTTCAACCTTACTCTCACGTTTGGTTGTATATGCTTCGGTTCTTTAAAGAGCTGAAGTCAGGATTAGGTTCTGCCAGACATGGCTGGAACCTCTTTAGGGACATCAGTAATGACGATCCCGATCTTAACTGGTACTGGGAAAGTACCGGTAAAACATTCGCGGTCTCCACAGACCTCGAAACTTCGACCGATTATATAAATTGGTCAGTGGCTATCCAGCTTCTGGATACCATGCAGTCGGCAATACGATTCCCGACTTGGTACTTCCGAATAGTGAAGTACCTACTTACAACACCTCGTAAGGTGTTGGATTACCGCGGCAGGTTTGTCTGCCGCACGAAGCGCGGGATCTTTATGGGAGATCCCGTAAGTAAGGTCATACTGACTTTACTCGGATACTACATCACATGTAGTATACGTTCCTCGGGAACGTTTCTGTTCTCGAGAATTGTGGGCGATGATCACGCCTACATATCAAAAGATCCGAGTTTAGAAACTCGGGTCAGAGATCATATCCAGCAACTGGATATGAAAATATCTGAGGATGATACATATACCTCAGACACAGCCCTCTTCTTCACAGAAGAGATCATTATACTGCCCCGATCGGGGCAGTACACATACGAAGGAATTCGTATGTCACATCGTTGGGAAAATCTTCCCTACGTAGATATGCCGAAAATACGGCATCTCCTAGACTTGCGTGTTAACCGCGAGTCCTTCGCATCCGTCCCTATCGGGCGGATCCAACAACTTGGTGCCGATATATTGCACCAAGAATCTACACAGTCCATATTTTGTGGGCTGTTCTACTGTGCATCCTTAATTCAGGATGCAGGCTTGGCTCTGATTGATAAACCAGAGTTCGTATACTTCCCACAGGAACTTGTGGGAACAGGAAAGCCCCCACCGTGGCGGTCGGGGGAATACGCTCTTGCCTTTTGGAAAAGGCAGAAACAAGGTCGCCTCTGGAAGAGGTACCTATCTGTTATTGGCACATATGCCAATAATCCTGAGGACCTGAATTACATGGTCCCCAATTTCTTCCGTCATCACATGGCGGAACCCTGGATACAACGAGTATCCAGAATTGGTGTACCTCCTGAATTTGAGAGGTACAAGATACTTTCCGTCGCAAGACGGAAAGAATTCCAACCTTCCTGGGTAGGAAGGTTGCAT